AAAAAGGTAATAAGGCTGCTGCAACACGTGCACGTAAGTCATTGCTAGAGATTTCGAAGCTATGTAAAGACATTAGAAAGCAGATTCAGGAGATAAAGAATGAAGGTAAAGCATAAATAATAATGTGATTACTTTTAAACAATTTTTTGAATCGACTCAACCACTAGGGTTGATTGAAACAATAACATTTAAAGAATTAGGTCCCATTGAAGCTAAAGTTGATAGCGGCAATGGGGCTTATAATGTCTTACATGGTATAAATTTACAGTACAGTGGTCTCGATGACAGCTATGAAGGTAAATCTCATGTTACTTTTGAAACAGTAGACGGTAAGACGATAAAAAAGCGTGTTGTTGAATTTATTGATATCAATATTGGTTCTGGTAATATTGAAGAGAGACCGGTAGTAGAATTTGATATTGAAATCGGCGACGAAGTTTACCCTGCTACTAAATTCTCAATCGGTGATAGAGAAGAAAACGAGTATAAAATTCTTGTAGGTAAGGATTTCATCGAACAACTCGGCGGTTTAATTGATGTAAGTGCTGAAGGTAATTTAGATTAAACATAAAAAAAACTGTTAGCTTTCACTAACAGTTTTGTAATATTGTTATATATTTAAACTACCGTAATCCAGTTGATTCGAATACATCTCTAGCTACTCCAGCTGAGAAGCCACCTTCTACACCCTTTACAATAACTGATACAGCATTATGACTATGCAAGCTTTCGTTATGCGAAGCTACAATCTTAAAGTCTTTAATACGAGATTCATTATTAAGCTTTTCGAAGAGTAGTCTAACTGCATCCTCTACGAACTTAAGATAAGCACCGTTCTTTTCAGCAAACGCCTGCTCGTCTTCTCTCTTGACCATTACTTGAGTTTCGGTTTGAAGAGCAGCTAAGCATAATTCCTGGAGATCCTCGACCCAGAGCATATCATCAAACTTCACACTAACTCGAGCAACACTTCGTTGACTATGAGGCACTGTAGCTCTATTACGATACTTTTCAGCATGCTCACTTAATTCAAAACTACAAGGGCATGCCGATGAATAAACGAAATCAAAGTGAATATACTTTTTAAATTCACCTTCTTTAGTTAGATCGCCTTCAAATACTACGTCATAATACTGGAAGCCTTCTAAACCACTACGTAGACTCTGTTGCTTAATAGGATATGAAATCTTAAGCATAATACGAGAGTCGAAGCTCTTAAGATTATTCCTATATGTCTCGAGAACATCTCTAATCTTACCCATACTAAATACTTCATCTTTATGGTCATAGAAGCTTCTCATGATACGAGACATATTAATGCCCTTCTTATGAGCTTCGAGACTAACGCTGCCAGTAACGCTCGTCTCTAACTCAATAGTCTTACCATCTCTCTTCTTATAAGTTAACGGTAGTTTAAAGTTATGGATACCTACTTGTTGAATAGGTACAGGTGCACCTTGAATTAAACTAGAAGGGCCGTTCTGAAGGTCAGGTAATGAAGAAATGTATTCTTTATCTGCATTGACATTATCATCATATACTCTAATAGGAGGAAAGTAGCCTTTACTAAACTCTTCACCCATAATTTCTTTTGCAATAACGTCCTTTTCTCCAGTAAGTTCATCATCTTCACCTAACCATTCATAATTTTTACTTTTATCTGACATACACTAATTATATAGTATATAAATATAAAATCAATAAATAATATTAATAATGAGTAATTTTTTAAAATTAATACAGGAAGCAACGCCTGAATCTAACACTACCGATACAGGTCAATTAGCTGCAAATGCAAATAAACCTGTTAAGAAAGGGGGGATCTTAAATAAAGTTGCAAGTGCAGCTCAAAAATCCACTAACTTTATTAAGAAAGGCGCTGAAGTTGCAAGAGGCAAATGGGATATCGGAGATGCTCTACAAAAAATATTAGATAAACAACTTGATAAAAGTACTAATAAAATGGGATATTTTGGTAAAGGTGGATTTAACAAAATTAAACTCGGTGATGATATTATAAAAAAAATAAATGCATATGGTCAAGATGCATCTGCTGCTTCTGAAGAGGCTCCGGAAGCTTCAGAAGCAAATGAGGCAGTACTACCAGCACATTTTTTAAAAAAAATAAATGAAGCTCAAGCCTCGTTAGATAGAAATGAAAAGGGTAGCTTCAAGAATATGGAGCAAATGGCTGGTAATAAGGACGGTAAATCAAAAGCTGTACGTGTTTGGGATATACTTAAAGATGTTTTAAAATTAGATACCGAAATGAAATTAACTGACCCGGATACAGGCAAGAAGGTAATTGATAGGCGCGTGCAATGGATATCAAAAGGTGTACCTAGTTTCCTGAAAGCTGTTAAAGAAACATACCCTGATATACCGTTTACCTTTAAAGGTCATGACCCTAAGAAGGGATTATCCGGATCGAGCGTAGAAGATGCTGAAGAACCGGAATTTAACTTTCAAAAATCATATAAAGGTGATTGGATTAAATCTCTCGGTGAAGACAAAGCTAAAAAAATTGTACAGGGCCTCAAGGATATATACCCCGGTGATAGGATTGAATTTGAAGAACCAGCAGAAGATCCAGAACCAGCAGAAGACCCGGTAGTAACTCCAGATTCAAGACTGACAATCGATAACGCATTATTCGAATTGACAGGTAGAACTAGTTTCGGTGAAAAAGGTATTCAGTATACGCTAAAACCGTTAACACCAGATGTTGCTAATATACTAAAGGATCGCGACATAAAATACCTCACATACTTGTTACAATCTAAAGATAATGAATTTAAATCCCCGGAAAGTAATACCGGTATTATATATGCATATGATAATGAAAACCAACCTATTAATGCTATAACTACAGAAGGTGTAAATTTTCAATGGAACGGCCAAGAAAAGTTATATACATTGAGCAGTGAAAATAAACAATTAATGGGTGTTAAATATAGTGACGGTCAATACCCTATTAATAAAACAGATGTAAAGCCTTTAACTGACGGTAAGCATATTCTCATGAGACCCGATGAAAAGTCAGGTTACATGAAATTTCAAATATTGCAAGATTTACCAACAACAAAGCAATATTTAATTAACTACAAAAAAGGTGTTGCAGCAACTGAAGCTGAAATTAAAGAAGCTGAAGCAAAAGCTAACCCTTCACCTACATCAGAGGTAAAAAAATAACTGAATGATCTCCTCCTCCCTTCCACCTAAAGGTATTTTAATAGGTTAAAAATATAAATCAACTCTTATCATAAAAAAAGTTGATTATCATGATATATACTTCATAATAATAATATGAGATATATTTCAACGAAGATTATTCCTATGGGTAGTACAGCTTTTCGTCAATGGAGAGCAGATAGTCATTGCAAGTTAATTCATGGTTATAGATTGCAATGTAAGTTATGGTTTACAGCAGATCAATTAGATGATAAGAATTGGATTTATGATTTCGGTGGTTGTAGAGAAATTAAAAAACTTTTAGAAAAGCAATTCGATCATACAACTGTAGTAGCTGCTGATGATCCTGAATTGGATACATTTAAGTTGATGTCTGATAAGGGTATGATTGATCTTCGCATTGCTGAGAAAGGCGTCGGTATTGAAAGAACTGCTGAATGGGTTTATGAAACAACAAATAAATTTGTAACCGAACAAACAAATAACCGTGTAAGAGTTATCAAAGTAGAGGTCTGGGAGCATGAAGGGAATAGTGCAATTTATGAAGAGAGTCTCGGTGATATTACGCTACAGATTCAAGATAATACAGAGAAAGAAAATGTAACTGCAGTTGTAGAAAATACAGTTACTGAAATTCCTCAAGATAAACCAAAAATTCCACCACTTAATAGTAAAGTTACTACTGGTATGGGTAATTTATTTGGCGGTACATCATGGGGTAATTAATAATGAATTTAGGTGATATATACCAAGGCATATCCAAAGCACCTATTCACTCTAATGGAGCTACCGGTGGTATACCTACAACACGAGAGAGAGATCCAAAATCAGTCGAGTTAGAAAATAATGTATTTGCAAAAATGCAACATGCAGTAACTCCACCAACTGAAATTAAGAATGAGCAAAAGCCCGAACCGGTACAGGAAATTCAACCGGTCGGGCTTGAGCAAGCGATGAAAGAGCTACTTAATGGTGTGCAGTCTCTCGACGATAAACTTTAAGATTTCACTTCGAACAATATCGTCACCGTCAAATTTAAAGGTATTGATATTATTTTCACTGCAGATATCCGCATCGAAAGCTTTATATATTCCAGCGAACCCACTCTTTTCACCGATATCTGCTTGATACGTGTCACCGACGACTAGATATTTACTATCTTGACCGAATCGAGTTAAAATAGTAGTTAATTCAGAATTAGTCATATTTTGAGCTTCGTCAATAATAACGCAAGCATTCTTAAATGTTAGACCTCTTGTAAAATTAACCGGTATACATCTAATATACCCCTTAGACATTAGATTGTTACTAGTATTACCTACTAGTATCTCGTCTAACTTATCAATAAGAGGCATAGACCATGGTGCGAATTTATCTTCCAATTCACCTGGTAGAGCTCCCATACTTCTGGAGGCACTCTCCACAATTGATCTAATATATACAATATTATCTATCTGTCTATTATGAAGCAACTTTAATGCTGCTAATACTGCTATATATGTTTTAGCTGTACCAGCTGGTCCATCTACAATACACATTCGCGTTTGCTGCTGTAATGCTGTATTAAAGAAGGCTTGTTGCCTCTCAGTTAGATCATAATCTTGTTTGATTTTAAAATCTAGATCCCAGTCATCACCTGGCATCGCGACTCTATTATCAAAAACAAGTTCTGATTTATTTACGGGTTGTCTTTTCGCGGCTTTTGTACTCTTTCGAGTACTAGTTTTTGTTGACATATACATATATTTAATACGTATATACATGATAAATTACACGTGTAAAATTGTATGTTTTTGAATAAATATAATATTACTGCTTGATACGCGACGGAACATATATATAATTAATGTATGTCTAATCTAAATAAAACGCTATCTCTTAGCGATGATCACGTCTTTTATACTGTAGAAGGTGAAGGTAAATTCATTGGTGAACCTTCTGTTTTTATGAGACTTGCTATGTGTAACCTTACATGTCAAGGCTTTGCATCCGAAGATTCACCGCATGGATGCGATTCGTTTGTTTCATGGTCTGTGAAGAACCGATATACATATGATGAGCTCAATAATTTCTATGAGAATAACGGGTTCGTTAAGAATCTTAAGGACGGTGCAATTCTTAAGATTACCGGCGGAGAACCGTTGCTGCAACAGAAGCGACTTATAGAATGGTTAGTATCCTTTATGGAAAGGTTCAGTTTTTGCCCGCGTATTGACTTCGAAACAAATGGATCTTTAATGCCTTTACCGGAATGGTCCTCAATATATAGAGCGACGTTTACTGTATCTCCGAAGATGAGTAATAACGGCGATCCGGAAAAGCGTAGGTATAAACCTGATGTGTTAAAGTATCATAATGAATTAGGTTCTTGCTTTAAATTTGTTATTAATAATGAAGATGATGAGAAGGAACTATTTGAAAAATATATTGATAATGGTTTAGTTAGCCGTGAAAGAGTTTGGTTAATGCCTTGCTGTGGTAGTAGGGAAGAGCACACTGCTAAATCTGCAATGGTAGCTGAGTTATGTAAAAAACATACACTTAAGTTTAGCCCGAGACTACAATTAGTAATCTGGGATATGGCCCTTAAAGTCTAGATTGTGAGTGAGTATTACTGGAAGACGAGCGATTCAAAATCTAAAAAGTAAAAAAAAGCCGTAATTAAATTTAATTACGGCTTTTTTAATGTTTATAAATTATTTTTTAAACGTAACCGAGCGTATATAATCTACGCAATGAAGGGCTTACTGAAATAAACCCAGAAGCTGTTTCTGTTTGAGTTGATGCGCCTGATGCAAAAACAAATTGTGTTGAAAAGCGATCTTTATCAATAATAGCTAAAGTACTACCGTTATAACCAGCGAATATATCGATTTCATACTCAGTACCATTTAATGTAGCAGATGTTGTAACGACAGTAGTGTCAGTACCCTTATCATTAGCGTTATAAAGAATTTTAGATGTATTAGTACCAGCTATACCTGAAACGCCGTCAGTTACAGACCCGCCACCAAAAAGAAGTTCGTTATTAAAAGAAAGATTGCTCATATTATTATTTAATAAACTATGCGTTAGATTTACCAGGACTTACACGAAATCCGCGCGATGCTGGGGTTGCAGATGACTTAACAGGTTTAGATGAACTAGCTGCTTTAGATGTTGTTGAGGGTTTCCTTTTCAATAAACTGGATATCTGAGCTATTAATGTTTTTTTATTAGATCTTCTATCCAATTCAATACCTTTTGTTCTACCTAATTCCTCTAATTCAATTTTAGAAAGTTTTTTTAATTGTGTGTTGTCCATATTAATATTTATTGTTGAACATGGTTATATTTTGATTAAATAATTGTCTTATGGAAATACTAACATATATTGTTGTTTTTGTAGCTGGTATCATCACCGGTGCTTTAGTTACGCGTAACAACCTAGAAGAAGTTAACAAAGTAGTTCAAGAAGCAAAGGAATTAGCTGCTAAAGCGGAGGCGGAACTTGCAGAGTTTAAAGCTAAGCAGAAGAAGCCAGCTATTAAGAGAGGTAGAAAACCTGCTGCTAAAAAATAATTACTTTTTCACCCCTTAGATTGTCTCTTGGAGTATCTAAGTCCCCTACTAGCTGCGGTTAGTAGGGTTTTTCTTTCTCTGATATAAGTTCTTTTCTATTTTTATCTATAATATGACGTTCTTGAATTAATATTTTTAATTTCATATCCAGTCTTATCATATCATTATCTAGAGCTTGTATTTGTTTTTTAAGTTTACCTAGAGAAGCTCCAGCTTTATCTAGAGAAGGATTAACTTGTTTAGTTACCCATTTCCAAATATACCATATAAATGAACCTAAACCTATTAAAGCAATAACAGGGAATCCAAATTTTGTTATAATATCAGCCCAGTGTGAAAATTCGTAACCACTCATAATTAATCGTCTCTACAATCTTCTTTACCTTCGCTCGCTGCAATGCGATCAAGGTTTGGTTCAACATTAAATGCACTAGAAAAAAGAGCGTCAATTTTCACAATATCATTATTCATTACATCAACTTTATTTTCTAAAGATAATAAAGAGTTACCTAAACCTGAAATCCTACTATTTACTTGAGCTAAAATAAACTTAAGAATTATAAATAAAAACCAACCAACAGCTAATGCAGCTGTAATAGGTAAACCAACTTTTTCAATAAATGTCAATATATCACCTATCATCTCTTACCTCCTGGTGTAAAGTAGAAACCAATTATCGCTCCCAAAGTGGCGATTGAGACCAAAGCAATGTGCCCTGTCGTAATTGAGGTGGTAATGTCTGCTCCTGAGGGGAAAGAAACCAATCCCCAGAGGATTTTGAACGACTCTTTGTTTTCGGGAGGGGTAAAGGTAACGAGTTCAACCCCTGGCCAGAGGGTACAGAGGACTGAGATGACGAAAAAGTTACACATCCCGATAAGAGCAATGAGCCTGCGAGTACCCCTGGTAAAAGCAGATGTATCTTTATCCATCTCACCG